CTGGCAAGCGTCATGGGGTGCGCCTCAGCAGAGGTAACCTTGCGCGCGTCGCAAAATCTCGGGTCGGTCATGGCCTCAAACATGACTAGGTGGTTCAGTGCTGAAACACTGACTGGAGTGGCCTCCGCTGTAGCGAAGGCTTGCCTCCGAAAGTCCATCGGCGTAGTTCTCTACAGCGCTGTTGGTCACCCATTTCTGCTAGGAACCAGCGTAGCAGTGTCCGCAGCAGCAGCTGCGCTCGCTGTCTCGCCGGGTTCCCGGGAGTGGGTGTTTGATTACTTTGGGAGATTCAGCCCATTGTGTAGGACGTTGCTTCTTTCTCCTTTTAGCGCGTTCGGCACAGTCACGGCACTTCTCCTCCGGTCGAGGACACGACGCAACCCGCTAGCTGAGCAGCAGTTCAGCAGCGCCGTTGGGCGCGTAGTGTCAGTCAACCTCGGTGTTGTAAAGACTAGTGGTCGAAACCCACACCAAGCTCACCACGCAATTCGTTCTAGAGCCAAAGAGCTCGCAACTTCCATCTTCAACTCCTGGGACCTTCAGCCTACGTATGTGCAGGCCGCCCCAGGGGAAAGTGGCGTCAACTTAATGCATGACCCCGTTGACGTCACCGCAATAATGGAGCCCCATGAAACGGAGGCCCTCGCCTTCGTGGATACTGATCATTACCTTGACATGGCTTCTTACCTTCGCCTCTTCAAGCCTATGGTTATCGTTGCATTCACGCCCACTTCTGCGGTCTCTTTAGGAGATCACGGGGCTGAGTACAGCTTTTCGGGAGACGTTCTGGAGTTCACTGCGAACTCTGGTTACAGCTGCCGCCACAAACTGTGGAACTATGGAGGAGACTTTGTGGAAGTGAATAGCCTACTATACGTGTATACTTTTCGTGTGAAGAGGGTTTATCTCGGGCTGAACAAGTCTGTCATAATCCTCATCCCCTGGGCCATTATGCCACGCATATTGGTCTGGATGGCAGGTTATCAACATCGCCACTTACTACGGCGCTATAACTTTGCCAAGAAGGGTACAAACCATACTTGGACTGCTTTCAAGTATTGGGACATGTCCAATGGTAAGGATCAGATGATGGTAGCTATCGCCCGTCAAGGCGACCTATCCTCTGGGGTGGTGGCACCGGCAAGTATAGTTGCTTCGCTTGCTGATGCTACCTGTTTCTATGATACTCCCGCAGGCAGCCCGAAGAAGTTATCGGAGCACAATGCCGTGCATTGGGCAACGGGGATCACGAACGTTCACCTGCTCACGCCGTTCGTGTTAGACCTGGTCAGGTTCCGCTATGAACTTGATGTAGTTGATACTGGCGTCGTCCGCCGTGTCGCTATGGAAGGCCCGAAAGTTGAGGAAGTGGTAGAGCAAGAGGTAGTGGAGCAAGCCGCCCCGGCTCCAATTGAGCCAGCCCAAGCGGTACCAGCCGCGACCGCACCGCCCCTTGATGGCGGAGTCACCCGGCGAGTTCTCCCCAACAACGCTAAGCCCAACGGGCTTAACGTTGCCGTGTCAAGGAGGAAGGCCTGCCCGTGCGAGTTGCACAGGCCTTCTCTGGAGGAACAAGCCTATTGCCCCCAAAGCACCGGTCCCCTAGATAAAGTGAAAACCGGCCTAGTACAGGTAGGTGAGAAAGCAGTGGAGGTACAGTCCCGAGCCCCAGCGGAGTGTAGGGAGAATAAGCGGGAAGCTCTCGAAAAGAGAGTCCTTGGTCCACAGGCAGATGCAGAAGCGCGAGAGGGCCCAGTAAGCGAGGAAGAACTAAATTACCTCACAAAACACTTACTAGCCAATCTTCAGCGTTATGATCCGTTGTCTGAGGAGGCGATACTCCAACGAGTAAAGCCCGCCAAGGTCCCAATTCTTAGTTTGTGCGATGACGGTTTGGATGTTCAGCATTCAGACTATCAGTGCATCGAAGCCTTCGTAAAGAAGGAATCCTATCACGGCGATGGAGCGATGAAGGACCCACGACCAATTCAGCCTTTGGCAACAGCCATCGAGAAGGCAGGCTACCGCTACGCATACCCGCTTCAGGATGCTCTCCATGAAGCTCCCTGGTTTGCTTTCGGCCGCTCGCCCGCGGAGTTGGCGCAACACATTGCGGAGATCACATATGATCCAGCTGAAGGACTCGCTGGATACGAGACAGACTATAGTAGATTTGATGGTACCATCTCCAAGAACTGTCGTAGGTTGGAGGCCAAGATCTACAGGGAATACTTCGCTACAGCACTCCGTTCACGGGGTGAGGTGGCGTTGCTCAATAAGTTTCTCAAGTATAGTCAGAATTTGCGTTGGAGAGGTTTCAACAAGTGGAAGACTACAGGCACTGCCCGTGCCTCTGGTTCACCTGACACTTGCCTCATGAACAGCTTTATCAATGCTGCTGTGGCTGTATGTGCGTTTGGCCCCAGCGTGTTGGATACGGCAGTGTTCGGCGGAGATGACGGTTTTCTCGTGGCCAAGAAGGGAATGGCGGAGCACTACCACGAAGTGGCTCGCCGATTCGGCCTTAACTTGGAGGTTAGGGAGGTGCGTCCTGACCAGCGGTTCAGTTTCCTTTCACGCTGGTTCACTTGGGGAGCGATGGATTCTTGTGCTGACGTAGAGCGGTGCCTGGCAAAGATAGGCTCCGTCAGCACGGCTGGAAATGTAGCCCCAGACGAGAAGTTCCTCATGAAGCTGAGGTCAATCGCGGTCGACGACTTCGAAACCCCAGGCATTCATGAGTACCTGTTAAAGCACGGCATAGAGGCAAGACCTGGTGCCGAGAGCGCCATCTATCGCCCATGGTTGCCATCCTTCTTCGGAGGGTGGCCCAACAACCGGCAAGCATGGATGGACGAGATTGCCGCGCCCGCCTTGGCGCGGTTCATCGTCTAAACTAGGGTACCAGGCATGTCCAGGATTAGCTAAATCTAAAATAGCCTATGCAAGCAGCATTAATAACCAAACTAGCATCAGACCCACAGATGCGCCAACTTGCTAAACAAGTTGGTCTGGCCAGTGTGAGGGCCGTTGGGCGCAGTAGAGTCAGGCGACAAAAGAGAGGGCAGTGGTATGCCGGCAAGCGACTTGGGATCCCAGCAGCAGCTAGGGTCACAGTGCAGCGAGCCCCCATGGCAGCAGCTGCGACGTGGCAGAAGGGCCCAGTGGCCAACGCTCAAGTAATCAGAGCCAGTGAGGTTATTACCCCACTGACGATGGTGCAAGCCCCAACGAGCGATGGCTTCTTCACTGAGACATATCCGCTTAACCCAGCGGAGCCACACACCTTTGAGAGGCTAGCAACTATGGCCTCCCTTTACCAGAAATACCGTATCGATCAATTCGCTCTCGAGTATGTGACCAACCTACCTACCACTACCAGTGGGACAGTGGGTTTTGCCATGCTAGCGGATCCGACTACGGCTGGACCACAGTCGATGTCTGAATTATCAGCTCTTGCGAACGCGGTGACCAGTGCAATTTATAGCAATATAAAGATACCACTGCCAGCCGCTCTGCAAGCACAAATCGGAAAGACGTACCTCAGCAAGAGGCTCGCTTCACCCTCAGCAGAGGATGATAGCCCGTTCAACACCGTAGGCAGGTTGGTTTTTGCCATCCAGTCGAAAGATGTTGAGCAGAATGAGATATGTGGAAATGTAATCGCCAATTACACTTTCACATTCTCTGAGCCAAGGACGGCTGAGTCAGGCGCAACCTGCTCTGGTGCTTTCACCGGAGTGAGCGTCGATGGCGAGAGCCATGCCGATTTCACAAATCGCACCACAGTTGGAACCCCAGCCTTGTTTATCGAGGCTGGACGACCCACTGTTCTGCGCAAGCGATCAATTCAGGAGGTCCAACTTGTGTTGTTGTGTGGAGCTTCCACACAGCCGGCGCATGTGGATTATGGCGACGACTATGTTTCACCAAATTACTGGTTCAGCGGAACTTCGAACTCAGTCCATTGGTTTACCATCCCACGTGGTAAACGCTCTTTCAAGATTGAGTGGTCGGGAGAGGGAACGCTAAATAAGGTGATCTCCTTCACAGCAGGCAACTTACAGATGTCTGCTTAACTACGGTGAAGACGAAGAACATCTAGAGTCTGACTCTGTTGCAGTTCTGGCCAACTTGGCCAAGCTTGTCCTGGACAC